TTGACAGAACCTAAGAACTCACATTCAAATTCTGTTTGGAACTGTTGTTCACTTGTATTCGCAATCGTTTCTTTTTTCCATTTCTCATCACGGCCTGGTACTTCACTCCAATGCACTTCAATGGGTATATAACTATTTCTTTTTTCTTCTGCATCTGTCCATAGTTTGTAAAACATATTCATACCATGTGGTGTTGAAACGATAATCACTTTTGTAGATTTACCAGATGAGATTGTAGGATATACAGAACTAAAGAACTGCTCTGCAACATTGGAGGGAACATATGCAAACTCGTCCAAGAATATAATGTTGTATGAACCACCTCTAACTGCACTTGCAGATGTTGATGATGCAAGTATCTTAGAACCATTTTCTAATTCTAAAGAACCTTTGTTCCAAGACATCACACCCTGTTGTAACCACTTAGGTAAGTTTTCATACGCAAGTTGTAGTCGTCCTAACAAATCTCTTGCAGTTGCAGCTTTGTTTGCAAGGATAGCTATATTAACACTATCGTTAAACAACGCATAGTGTAGGAGGTAAGATATCATAATCGTAGACTTACCAGACTGTCGAGGCAATTTACAGATTGTAAAACGATTTTTGTGAAATGTACCAATCATTTCTTTTTGAAATGGATACATCTTAAATTGTATCAAACCCTCATCTAGTGAAACAATCTTAACATAGTTCTCAATGAAATACTGGGGGTCGTCCATACATCTCTGATATTCAACAAGGTTTTCTTTTGTCCACTCTTGTTTTACGTTTGCTTTTTTGAGATTAGGATTACCTAGATAATTATTGTCCATTCTTCTTACCCTTTAACAACTTCTGTAACTCAGCAGTCGAACCAACATATAACGCATTTGTTACATTCTTCGGTGCGTTACTTGGAACTTCTTTTAATCTCTTCATCTTCTCTTGCAGTTCACCAAGTTTCTCTGTAACTTCTGCAACTTGTTTGATTAGATTACCAGCTACTTCGTATGTTCTAGGGTGTTCACTTTCTCTTGCGATTTCTAGAATACCATCTATCGCATCTGTACCTCTTTCTACTAGGTTGTAGAAGTTTTCTCTCTGGTACTTATAATCATTCTCTATGTCGTCATTCTCTTGAGGTCGTGGTATAACTTTGCGTTCAGTCGGTTCAGACTTTGCAAGTTCCACTGCACCTAGTGCTTCATCTATTATGTCTTTTGTTTTACTCATAAACTGTATTACTCTTCAGTTCCGACAAAACCAAAGCCAGGACTATACTTGGCAGGAATATCGCCCCACGCCATATATAAATATGTATCGTTTGCACCGTTAATACTAGCTGCATCTGCCATAACTTTAAATCCGTTACTGAGAAAATCTACTTTTCTTGCACCAGTTGGTTCATCTGTTTCTGCACCGCCAGGAAACCAAGATATGTTTGCACTATTTCTATTAACACCATCACGAACAGAATCAAATACATACCAACCATAAGCTTCGTCTATACCTTTAATCACTAAAAGTCTGGGACGGAATCCTGTATACACAAAAGGCCCATTATCATCTGTATTATTGCCTTCGTAGGTGTCAAATTTTTGGTAACCTTCTACATTGTGCCACGCATACATAATGTAATTTCTACTTGATGTGTTACTATAAGTATCTGAAGCACTAAAATTCCATATACTGGAGTTAGGGCCAGTTAAAGAACTATTAGCCTTACCTGTATATGCGTTTGGAAACATATAATCTAAACTTCCATCTTCAACATCATAAAATGCTATCCAATTATTAGCATTACTTCTATCTTTAACTATTGTAAAATTTGGAGCTTTTGATAATCCATGTCCAATAGTCATTGCTGTTCCTGTGCCTGTGTATGATACAATACTAAAACCAGCAGCTTGATTTGCTTGAACGGTGCTTGCAACTGTTCCATCTGTATTCGTTGATGTGGTGCCTCCGTTTGCTCTCCAACACCATGCAACATAAGTCTTCGTACTACCATTGTATTCAGCATCACCCCCAGCAGTAAATCCGTCAGTGCCAAATGCAGTTACTCCATCTGTATTTGTAGTTTCAGCAGGTTGTGACCCACCTTCTGTATCTGTTATCTCAAGTTCTTTTTGCACACCTCTAGTTGAGTCAGAAAGTTTATTATGTCCACTACCACCTCTTTCCTTAATCCATACGAGGTCGGGCTGAAAGCCAACGCCTGTTATTCCCTGTGATGTGCCTGTACCAGTATAGATAACAGCATTAAAATTTTTTGTTGGAATATTGTTATCTGTTTTAGCAGGGTCTATGTTTGCATCAACTGGTATGTTAGCTGTTGATAGCGCTAAAAATCCAGACGGCACTGCATATTTGAAATTGCCGAAACCATTACTGTCAGTATTAGTGGCTGCAGTAACAGCGCCACCAAATGTAGAGTCTTGGCCAAAATTAAAAGTATAAGTTTCATTAAAACTGTTACCTCTACTAATCACAGGATAAAATGGGGACTCAGGACTAGCGAAAGAAGTAGACACATCTAAACCACCAGTTCCAGCACCAGCATCAGCACTGTTAAAATAAGTATTGTTTTTTGCTACATAAAATTTCTGATTGTCCATATCTAATGCGTAAGAGTAAATATCTCCATCAGTGCTTTGGTGAGCTCCTTTATCTGTATAACCAGTTGCAGTTGCTGTTGTTCCCTCTATTTGGACAGAACCATTATAAGTTCCATGTAAAAAGCCGTGGTCAAGAACTGCTTCATTATCTCCTTCAAAGTTATTGTTACCAGCACCAATCCAATGACCACCATTATTATAATCATTTACATACAGTTCCCAGTACCATTTACCAGTAGAGGGAAAAGCCATAGTTCCATAGATACCTCTATCATTAGCTGTTGAGGTTACTTTTAATCCACCTTGTGCAATAGTCATTCCCCCCCAGTTTCTAGGATTCATTACACAAAAATTTCCACTACTTGCCATTTTTTTCTCCTATGAACCAAATGTAGGTGACTCTAACGTAATATGGTCAGATGTCATCGCTGTAACAGAATGGTGATTATTATTACCAGATGTATCAGCACCTATACCACTAGCATCTGCACTTGTTCCTGTTTGTTTAAATTCTAAAAAGAATCCATTACTACCATAATTACCTGTTACTGTTTTGTAATCTTTTGGCACCCAGACTCCATTTTTAGTTTCGCCGAAGTAACTTGCATCATACACATACCCATCTAGAAAATGAACCTCTGCTATATAACCGTCCATATATCCAGCTGTTGTTCTATATCTTCCTAAATGCATAGGATAACTTGAACTATTAAATTGACTATTTGCGTTCATTAAATTTCTTTGGTCTGCTGTAAACGAACCTGTATATGGGCCTGCACCATTCACATAAATTTTCATTCTATCAGCATTCGTTCCATTGTCTAAATCATACGAGGTCACAATATGATACCAAGCTGATGTTTCTCGTAAAGGCAATTTAGTATTCAAAGCATAAAAATGTTGATAAGATAAAGCTGCATCTGCACCACTTTGGTCTACAATACCCATATTATAATTATTACTAGAACCACTTGTTCCATAAACTGTATTAATATATCCAAAACTAGAACTTAAATCTAATCTTGTAAATTTAACCCATACAGACCAAGTGAAATGTTTTAAATCTCCATCACTTGCTGGTGTAAAAGATGTGTAACTTCCATAATCAAATCTAGCAGATTTTTCTATTTGATACTCATAAAAATCATCAACACCAGAACTGTACATATATTGTGACGCACCCAAAGGCCCTGACATACTATATCTCCTTAACTAAACGCAAGTTGAGGTGTTCCAAGAAGTACCCTGTTCGCAGCTATAATTACATAAGGAACTAAGTCTGTCGCACTCGCAGTTGTTGTAAGTGTTATTCCAGCACCTCCAGCAGATTCATAATCTGTTCCTAATGTTAAACTTCTTGAACCTGAGCTATCTTGAATGAAAGCAATAAAACCAGACTGACCTACTTTGTCTGTACTTGGATTTGCAAGAGTAACATCTCCTGTAAGAGTAAGCACGAAGTTCTGATTAGCATCAAAATCTAAAGTCACACTACCAGAATTACTTGTGTCCGTATCTGTTTTACCTATGGCTGCATTTGTAAACGCAATCGGTTTACCACCAATCTTTAGTTGGTCATCACCATCTTCATCATATTCGATTGTTGCATCTTGGTCATTACCAAACTTAATTGCTTTATCATCTGCAATGTAGACATCTCCAAACTCTTTTGCAGTTGAACCTATATCTGCACCACCAGAAGTGTCTGGTAATATTGCTGTATTTGCATTAAGTGTGTTTAGTGTTAAATCACCCATCTGAAAACCTGTACCATCATCATCAATCTTTGCGGCTGTCACTGCGTCATCTGCTAGTTTCGCAGTTGAGATTGCTCCGTTTGCAACATCACCAGTTGCGATTGTTGTGTCACCTCCTGTTAAGAGATTTGCGAGATTTCTTGCATTACTCATATCTTTCTCCTATACCTCTATTTATCCAAAATCACCACCAAATGCATTTGGAAATTTTGCTGGTAGTCTTCCCCAAGCTGCATAAAAGTAATGGTCACCCTGATTGAATGTTGAGTTAGAAGTTCTCAACTTAAATCCTCTAGCGAGAAAATCTATTTCTCTACCTCCTGTTGAACCTTGTTCACCATTCGTACTTTCTAATCTTTGAACCAACTCAAGTGGATTAATGCCTGGATTGTC